GTAGCCGTCCTCCTTAAAAAAACGGCCTCTGAGCGGTTGCCCTTGCTTATATTGCATCGACGGCAACAAGCAACAAGGTTATGTAGATCTATTGGGTTACCACCTCTGCTAATAGGTATGAGGTGATCTGCTTGATCCGCATCGTTACCACAGTAGTAGCAGATATAGTTATCTCTAGCTAATACTATTAATCTCTGCTTTTTATACGCTCTAGTTAATCTAGGATCTTTAGCTTTAGCCATTAGTAATAACCTTTATTGGTGAAGAACTCTAAAGCTTTACACCCATCTTTATATCTATGCTTTATGTACTTAATACCTGCATCTATCTGTAGATAGGGATCATTAGTAGTTAGCTTTAGTAGTTGAGGTATGCCTTTAGCACTGCTCTTCTTATTCTTACTTAGAGGATTGAAATTACTTTCCTTAGTCCAAAGCTTATTAACACACATATACTCTTTATGATTACCTAGTTTTATATGTGTATAGAGCTTATATATCTCTATCTCTTTAGGCGTATTTAACGCATAAGCTGGTGTAATACTTATTATTAAACATAGCTCGGCCACTAGTGCGATGCCGAGCGATTTAGCGCTACAGCGCCGCTCTGCATCAAAGCGTACCGGACGTGTCAAGGGCCTAAGCATGAATACCACTTTCAGAGTGTCGCAGTTTTATAGCCTCAGCTAATCCATTAGTACCCGGAAAGAGATCATCGATTACATCGCCTTCTTGATAGTTGAGCAGATCTAATACCCAGTTATTAAAGGTTAAGGGTTTAGCTCCTACTAGGCCTTTACGCATAGAGCGAGCGCAGCTAATCCAATCTCTTACCATCGGTTTACGTTTATATACACTGCGACCGCCATGAAGGAGCACAGCTTCCCAAGCGTATTGATTAGTAACAGGTTTAATTAAGTGAAAGGTTTTAGCCCATACGCATATTCTTAAATCAGGATATTTAGGCAAAATCCAAGATAGATCAGCTGGATTACAGGATAGGGCGAAGCCATCGGGATAGTCTGCGTAGAGCCGAGCGATTAAATCTAGGTGGCTCTGTTGCGTATCCCAGATCTCAGCTTCTACATGTAGTTTCCCGTAAAGGCGCTTACCTTGCTTGAAGTACGGCGGATCCGCATAAGCGAACTTCATTTAGTAGCCTCATTTAAGATATGTAATCCAACAGGCGCATACACGCAGTTTCTAAGTAATTTACGCTTCTCGGGTATTTTGTATTTTGAAAGATCGATCCCGTGTAATCTCTGTAAATCTGGTATTTGAGCAGTACGTATCTTGTCTGATTCAAACTTAGCATTATCAATCTTAAAATTGGACCAGAAATAATGGCGTTGCAGGTCTATCGTAGGCTTAATTAAAGGCTCGTAATAAGGCTTTACATTCTCAACAACCCATAAGGATTTACTGTGATATTTAAGAAATATAATCTCTTCATAAAGCCTCATATCCGGATACTCAGCTTTTACGCCTCTAAATCTAACTCCTATGTTAAATCTAAAGCTGCTATGTGTGGGACATGGTGGACTAGCCCAGATAAAATCATAAGAAGCGTGATTTGCTAGCAGATATTGGTGTGCATCTGCCACGATTACGGTGTCCTTAGGATATTGAGCTTGATAAATTGCAGCTATAGCAGGATCAAACTCGATAGCTGTTATCTCGTGTTCATCGCCCCATAATTTTCTATTTCCGCCTAATCCGGCGTAAAGATTAAGTATTTTCATCTGGAGCCAATTCCACGCCTAAGATTCCGCAACTCTGACACTCCAAGCATTTAAGGCCCGGTGGTAATAACTCTGTAAACTCGATTAGTACCTTGCCTTGAGTACGTTTTTTACATGTACGGCAATCAAAGGTTAGAAGATCCATAAACGCTCCTTCTAAGATCTTTGATAGGGAACAGATCCCTTTGACTTACCCAGTGGCTACCGTCATTTTTGTAGTACTTCATTTTGCGAGCCATAACTACAGGTATCCAGCCACATATGTAATAAACAGGGGAGCGACCTACGACTAAAACACCGACATCACTCATGCGATCAGTGCGACCTATGATTAATGATCCATCGGTGTACTTAGTCCACTTAACCTCTATCTGAGCACCTACATCGGCCTCACGTTTATAGGTGTTATTAGTAGGCTGAAAGTTTTTAATGCCGAAGTACTCAGCTACAGCTATCTCAGCTCCTACAGATTCGCTCATCTCTGATACGTATTCATGGAAATTAAGATTACGTACAGCTCTGTTAGGGTGATCTGCAACAGCATTAATACTGGCTACTCGATCTAGTCCTACTGTGTGCGCCTGTACTTCCTGTGAATAATCCAGTATTACCTTGATTATTTGATGCACTCAGCGCACCACCAATCCCAGCCGCCATCGGGCCAATCATGCGTGCGGCCACCGATATCTAATCGATCTTGGCCACAGTGATCGCACCGTCGAGCTGGGGTAGTGGTAGTAGATCCATCATCATTAAAGCGAGTAACTAATCCGCCTCGAACTATCTCGGCGAAGCCCATTACAGGTGATCCGCGAGCTCTGGCTTTGGTGTGTACCAGCTGCCGGTATTCATCTGCTTCTGCCAGATAGGGGCGCACTGTTTATCTTTAACTCTTTCAGTGCACATATAGCCACGCCACTCTTTACCAGTAGTTTTAGCTTTACCGGATTTGAAGATCATATGGCCGTGATTACAGATAGGCGCTTCTTCAATCTCTGATCCGCCTAGCTTGTCCTTTATCAGCTCTAAAGAAGTACCTAAACTATCTGCACCCGTTACTTCAGATACCGTAAAGCTAAGGCGCTCTACCTTTTCCATATCCTGTTTAGTTGGGCGCTTATCTGATCCAAGTAATAACCCAGCACTGCGGCCATAACTTGAAGTGATGCAGTTTTCTACCCAGAAATCACGATTAACACCTTTATCGCTACGAGCTTCAAAGGCGACATCTACAGCTGCCGGGTGTTCATCGTTAGCATCTCGATAGATCTCGGTAACTGCGTAGCAGTAGCCTTTATCAAAATCGATAGCAAGGTCGCGAATGTTAAAGCGACATAGGGGATAGTTATCGTGTACTCGGCGGATTCGTGTGGCTACATCTTCATAGCCTTCTAAGAAGTTACTCATTGAAGGCCGCCTGTGCGTAATTAAGCTGCTCGCTAAGGGGCCAAATAGTGCCATCGGGCCATCTAGAGTTTTCAGCTCTGCATGTTTCGCAGTACGCTCGCTCGATTCCCTTTGATCGGGTAATGGTGCTAGTAACAATAACGACGGCCTGCCGTCTTGCCTTCTCATTCAGCGAACCGTCTTTCGCTTTTCCCCAGCGGCCTTTACAGTAATCGCAATAGCGACCGACTTCTGCTCTAGTTATTTGACCCATCATCGGGCCGCCTTTTCAACATTCTTACGCCATTTAAGAGAAGCTGCTATTCCATCTTCTTTACCTTCTTTGTATCCGAGCATGAATGATGCTGTGAATACGACGAGCAAGCACAATATGAGTGCTAGCACTTCGAAATCGTTCATTTACGTAGCCCTTTCGATATACACTCATCGATAAGGGTTAAACCAAACAATTAAATACAGGGGATTCGCCGATAATCCAACTTTACATAATGTAGAGAGGCGGATTATCAAAATCCTGAGAGTATTTGATTTTCGGTAAAACCCCTTGCCCGAGTGTGATCTGTATCCCTACGATACCGATCTGGCTAAATGGTAAGTGCTAGCACTGACAAAATGCAAGCACTGACACACCGGACATAGGATCATTGGGGATTTTATGAACAGCTCGGGCCGCATTAGGGCTACGTCTGAGGTGAACTTTAAGTCCACTATGGCCGCTTACGTGTTCGGTGAAAACGAGGCAGTAATAAACCCGGGCGATCTTCTACTCATTATGAGCCAAAGTGAGCCGGGCGATCGCTTGGGTACTAACTTAAAGAAGTTTGAAATTACGGTAAACGGTAATCAGATAGGGGCGCTTCTTGCCCAAGTTACTCGAGCGTATGATCTTTATATGCTAAATGAGGATTGGCTAAAGAGCCCAGCCTCTAGGTTAGCCACCCCACCTACAGCTCTAGAGTTAATCGCTAAAGATCTAGCTGTAAGTAAAATGCTGAATAAGCCGAAGGTGCCAGCGCCTCAATTAACTATGGGCGAAGGGGATCGTAAAACTTGGGCCGTGAGGAAAGCCGAACGTGAGCTGTATTTTGCGCAGAAGAAGGCTTAGTCTTTGTGGAGCATCATCTCGTATAGCACTTCTGTTTTTTCTTCTAGCCTATTAATGGCATCTTTAATCGTAGAGCCATTATTTTCCTTAAGCTCCATTAGGTAATGCTTTACTAGCCATCGGATTGAGCCGACATAGGCAACGGTAAGAGTGCAAAATGCTACAGCTATACCAGCCCAATCCGAAGCGTTCATTTACTTAGTACGGCCGAAATCAGTAGCCGAAGTATCAAGCCACTTTAATACAGGCCCGATAAATCCAGAGATAGCGGCATAACCCAGAGTTTTAGGATCTGTAGTACCTGCCATAAATAAAGCACCAGCCGAAGCTAGCGAAGCCCTAAGCCATGATAAAAACACTTGCTTATATTTCATGTTTTAGTCCTAACTTGATTATTAATGCAGAGGCTTTCTCTGGCATTAAATCGATTTCAAAGTGCATCTCATCTTTACGGTGTAAGTAATCGCCGCCCCATCGCAGGCCGTACTTCTTAGCTAGAGCTTTAAGCATTGGCACCTTCTCAGGTGGGAAAGTACCGATCGCGTTTAATGGGTGTTTAGGTGCGTTAAGGTCGATCGCACTACCCGAAGCATGATTACTTAGCTTCTCAGTTTGTCCACGAATAGGGCGAAAGGCGTAGCCCCAATCATCTAGGGCGCCTTCATCTATTGGCTCTATCAGCTTATGAAACTCAGCGGCGAAACCGATCAATAGGGGAGCGCAGGCGCTAGCGCACCGTAATTTAACCTTCGTACCCGGTACTAGATAACTCTTAATATCTATCTCGGCTGGATCTTTAGAAGCTTTCCAGCCGTTATGAGAGGTAAGTTTTAACTGAGTAGTAATTTTGCTTCGTCCTCAGTAATGCCAAGACGATTAAGGATTTCTTGGCGTGCTGCTTCTTTTGCTGCCAGTTCTTCTTTGCGTGCTTCATAATTTTCAGCAATTACTTTGATGTTCTCTATTTCTTCTACAGAGGCATCTCTGACCATTTCTTCGCCAGTTTCACAATTGTATTCTTTTATTTGTATTTTATTCATTATTTAACTCCATATACATAAGCTGTTCCTGATGTAAAACTTCCAGTGTTTAGTGTTAATGTTAATGAAGTTATGGCTGCAGCTGCCTTGAAAGGAACTGCAAAATACAAACCTCTAAAACTAGATGGAGTTGCATTATCATTAACAATGCTTGTGCAGTAATTAGGTTTCCAAGTTGAAGCACTAGAATAGTTTGGCATATATACATTTATAGATGCGTTTGATGTGCCGTTATCTGTATCTGGGCTAATTTGATTAGCGGTTGATGCCCAGGTGCTAGCAGAACCTACAGCCCAAGTGTCAGTGTAACTACCATTTCTATAACTTGAGCCAGTATCGCTGTTGTATTGTATAAATAAAGCAGCGCCGTCTGTACCTGGTCGGTAGTTTTCTATAATCAATCTTAGGTCTACGTAAGTTGTAGGTATAGAACTAATTGTAATTGATGAACCAGTAAGAGTAGTGCCACCAGTGTTAATTAAAGTCATTCCACCGCCACTTGCAGGTGAAGCCCAACTTGGGATACCTGCCGCCACTGTGAGGACTTGTCCAGTGCTTCCAATTCCGAGCCTAGCTGGAGTAGATCCGCTAGAAGAATAAATTGTGTCGCCAGTAGTAGTCATGGGATTTACCATGCCTGTAGTGTCTAAATTAGTCCAAGCGCTACCAGTGTAATAAGTGGTTACGTTTGTATCTTTTAAGTATGCGAAGTTACCTTCTTGCGGTGAGGTTACAGCTGCATCTCTAGCGGCGGCGCTAGCGAATACCCATATACCTTGCATTAAATAACCGTTAGTATCGCCGGCCGTTAATACTTCACCTGTGGCGAAAGTCTTAAAGCCTAGTGGTGTTGCCATTTTTCCTCCTTAGTAACTTAGTACGTTATTGTCTAAAGTGCCGTAAACAGAATTATTTAATATAAACGCATCTAATACTGGCTCTAAAGTAGTGAATGTAGTTTTGAAGCTATTCGGTGTTATTGTGTTAGCAACGCCGAAAATCTGTAGTGTTTTAGTTAGCGTGGATCCACCCGGTTGAGCAGTGCTAACAGTTATCGGATCGAAAAACTCTAGATCTAAAGCGGCGATTATGCCTGCATCATAATTAGGAGTATATAAATCTAAAGTAATAGCATCTACACGAATAGAAGTTTCGGCTCTACTAGCTACGTAGGCTTGGGCGTAATCTAGCGCTACGGCATCTGTCTGCATTAATAAATTATCTAAGAAGTAACTATGTAGGAAATACTTTTCAATACTTGCCGCATTTTGGGCTACTTGAGCCGTGCCACCTACTCGAGTGATGGTGGCTTTATTAAAGATTAATACATCGTTAAGAATCCACGCCGCATCGGAGTAGCGAATACCTGCGCCGGTGTCTGTAAATACTGTAGGTGTTGCGCCTATAGATCCAGCGGTAACGTTGCGATCTTGAAATACGAAAGAGCCCGACGCATCTACATATAACGCGCCGTATTCGCTATCTGTAACAGTTTGCATAGCGGCTAAAGAAGTACGGTTAGTGCCGGGATCTGCCTGCATCGTAGTTAATCCAGCATCTATATCGCGCATACTTGCAGGCCATGAGATTTGGTCTAAAATCTGATTAATACGAGTGCCAGATAAGTTACCGGCGGTGGCTCCAGTAACCGTACTGATCTGAGCATTTTGGGCTAATCTGAAAGCATCTACAGCTTGGATAGTCGTATAAGCGACATCGGCATCGGCTTCTTTAGGGTAAGTAGTTACATAAGAAGTAATAAATCCAGAGAAGATCGGATAGGTAACCCCTAAGAATGTAGCTGTTATCTGAACCTTTTTCATAGGAGTTAGTAACTCGTAATACGGTCCGGATACATTCTGTGGGTTGAAGTCGCCATTCTGATCTACTATCCGAAGGGTTAGCGTGCCTGTTTGGAATTGATCTGCTAAAGCATTACGACCGCGCCTGGTTTCGATCCTGTTAATCTGATCTGATACGTCCACGATTACAGCTGCCGAATCTGCTAATACGTTAGTACCTAGTATGCCTTGATCTAAGATCATCGCTTGCGCGAAAGCCGGACCAGTTGAGAAGTTAATAACTGCGTTTACTGTAGGCACGGCCATTAGTAGGCACCTGCCGGCACTGTCGAGCCGCCTTGTCGCTGAATAGTTAGGAAAGCATTTTGAACTACATCGACCATACGATCGCTATCGACCATACTTGTCGCATCTATATTCACAGTTACATTCGAACTTGCTAAATAACTTGGCATATCTCGACCAGTTTCACCGTAATAGGTGCCAGCTAGGGGATTTGTTTGAGTGAACTTAGAAGCTGAATCAAGAGCAGAGCCAGCGATATTAGGACCATTACCCGGACCGCTAGGAGCAGAAGTAGTTTTAGGCATTCCGAACTCCATGTTTATAGCTTCTATTTGTGCATTAATTCTATTTATTAAAGATCTAACCTGTATTAAAGCGAACTCGGTAATACTCTTACCAGCTGCGGCCGCTTGCTCGGCTAACTTCTTTAATGCTTCTGCCGCTTCCATCTCAGCTAATAACTTTTTAGCTTGGGCTTCATTATTGTCTAATATGGCTAATTGGGCTTTTAATCTTAATTTAGTTTCTTCATCTGTAGCTGCTAATAAAGCGGCTTGGATTCCAATACGCTCTAAATCAAACTTTTCTTTTAATTGATCTACAGCTGTTTTTCTCTTTAGTAAGTCATTTTCTTGCTTACGTAAAGCCACCGCGTTTTTAATTGCATACCATTCCTTCATTCGGATTTGTTCCATAGCTGTAGGAATACCGCCGTATCCGCCGACGTTCGCCTGAGTTTGTCCGGCTTTAGCCGCCGCACCTTTATTAGATAATCCTTTAACCGCTAAGCCTATTACTCCGCCTGTAAGTTGAAATTCTAGGAACTTGTTTAGAAAACTATCTTTATCTTTATTAATTCCAGCTAATTCTTTAGTTTGTGCAATTAAAATAGATAAGCCATATACGGCATTACCAATGTAAGTAGCAAAGTTTTCCATAGAATCGGCGGCACCTTGCACACCGTTTTCCCCTGAAAGTACTGAGATAGAATCTAGTAAATCCTTACCGATAGTTTCAGAAGCTCGAGCCGCCGCACCCTGTAACAAGTCCATCTTTCCAGCGTATGTATCTAAACGCGCTAGTGCCTGACCCTTAAACTTGTTTTCTAGCAACACCATTATCTTATTCATATCGCCAGTTTTTAAGGTGGCTTTATCAATACCAGCGCCTAATCTAGATAGCGCTGTAGTCTGGCCAGAGAATCCTTTAGCAAGTGCCGTACTTACTTCCTGAACAGATTTACCAGTAGCCGCGCTTATATCTAAAGCTAGAGTTAATCCTCTTTGGCTTTGAGTTAATGAACCTGTCGCAGTAATTAAAGTCTGTAACGCCGGGCGAAGATTATCATCGAGCACACCAGTACTTTTTTCTAGGCTGGCTATGTAGCGCTCTACCTCAGTAGTGGCAAAGCCGAAGCCCATATTCTGTAGCTGTACTGCTAAGGACTTAGCCGCCGCTTCATCTTTCATAAACGCATTAATGGCTGTTTTAGAAAACTTTAAGATTGCAGCTGCACCAAAGGTAACTGCGAAAGTCTTTGCTAATTTTTTAAGCGATTTATCAAAGGCCGAGATTTCCTTCTGGCCTTTTCTTAATCCTTTATTATCAAAGGTGCTAACTGCCGATACGAATATATTGGCCATTACGCGGCCTTCTTTAATGCTGTATCTTTGTTAAAACGTACTGCCACAGTATCGATAGCGTTTACCACAGCTGGTATAACTTTGTTTTTGGTTTCGTCCCAAGCGCGATATACCAAGCGGCCACGCTGTTTACCCTGGCCTCTCATGCTTCCTAACATTTCAGCTGCCGAATTAAATTGCGCTGGGGCGTTGGGGTTTAATGATCCATCACCTGCTGGCTTATTTAAGCGGCCTGCCCATTCAAAAATCATTCCGGGCGCTTTAGTGTTCGCTACGTAAAATGAAGCTCTAAATCCAGACATGTTACGTTTATTCTGACCAGCTGAGTAAATGATTCCATCTCTAGCCATCACATAGTCATAAGGTGGAAAGGCTCGATATTTCATGGTTTCGGTAGAAGCTGTTGCCTTACTCCAGCCGCTTAGTACCTCGCTCTGAGCTGGTAAGTATCCACGCGCTTTATTGCGAACTTCTAACATCGCAACCCTGATATTTTTAGTCATCTCTTTATTTAGCTTAGGATCTACTTCTCTTAAAGCCTTCTGGAGTTGTTTAACGCCTGATACGTTTACTGGCATCTTTAATCTCCTTAGCTTTATCTCGTAATACTTGAATAATTGCTTCAAGCATTTGTGGATCCATATCTATAAACTCTTTAGGCGGTATCCCTAATTCCACCGAT